TATTCATCTCCACCCCAAAGGGCTTCAACCATTTCTACGACCTGTTCGGGATGGAGCTCAAGGATGACGACTACAAGTCATTCCACTTCACCACCTACGACAACCCACACATCCCTACTGAAGAAGTTGATAAGGCCAAGAAGGAGCTTACCGAGGACCGCTTTGCTCAGGAGTATCTAGCGGACTTCAGGAAGACTGAGGGGCTTGTGTACAAGGAGTTCAACAGAAAGCTCCACGTCGTCTCCCACATCCCAGAAGCACACAAAACATTCGGCGGCGTGGACTTCGGCTTTAACAACCCTGCTGCGGCCATCACGCTCAAGAAGGATAAGGACCAGCGCTATTTCGTATCTCACGAGTGGTACAAGCGCGGGCAAACAGATGCACAGGTTGCTGAGTATGTATCTGCTCTCAACTGGAAGGAATGCTACCCCGACCCAGCATCAGCATCCGGCGTTGAAGAGCTACGTCGTAGGAATGTGAATGTACGCGAGGTTATCAAGGGTGCTGATAGTGTACGAAACGGCATCACCACCGTTGCAGAGCTGTTCAAGCAAGGCCGTCTCTTCATCCACAAAGACTGTGTGAACCTCATAGCCGAGCTTGAGACGTACAGCTACCCCGACAAGAAGCCCGACCACAACGAACAAGAAGACCCTATCAAAGAGAACGACCACGCTCTTGATGCGCTAAGATATGCTTTGATGATGGAGACAAAGGCCGCCAACGATAACGTGGACTATCGCCTCCAAGAGCAGTTCGCGCGCAACACACTTAACCAGCGCCTAAACTCATCACGCTAATGCTTAGTATCCTGATCCCGGCCAGAAATGAGCCGTACCTACAGAAGACCATCGATGACATCCGCGCCCACGCTGAGGGGGACGTGGAGATACTTGTAGGCTTGGATGGCTACAAAGCCGACGTTGAGAACGCAGACCTCGTGTATCGAACAGAGGTCTCTATCGGCCAGCGCGCCATGACCAACATCCTCGCACAGAAAGCAACCAAGCAGCTCCTCATGAAGGTAGATGCCCATTGCTCCTTCTCGCAGGGCTTTGACCTGGCTATGCGCAAAGACTACCGACCTGGCATGATACTCGCGCCGGCGTTGATGAACTTAAACGCAGAGACGTGGGAGATTAGAGCCAAGCCCGTGTGTACACGCTACTGCTTTGGCACTGACTTTCTATTCCAATACGACAAAGAGCTTCCCGGCCTGCTGGTAGAGACAATGTGCCTTCAGGGTTCGGCGTGGATGGTCTCGAAGGAAAAGTATCTACAGCTCGACTTATCCGGAGAAGAGTTCGGCTCGTGGGGCCAGCAGGGTGTGGAGCTTGGATGTAAGGCTTGGCTCAACGGCATGAGATGCATGAGCACCAAGAACGCCTACTACGGACATATGTTCAGGACTGAGTTTCCCTACGAACAGGACCACGACAAGATCACTCAGGCTATCGAGCTGTCCAAGCGCTTCAAAGACCATCCGAAGTTTCAGTGGTACTTGGAACGCTTCAACTATCCGGCAGACTGGTTATCCACACGCGCCGCTTGACAGCAGTTACTGCTATAATTCCCCTACATGCATCGCCTCTCCATTTTTGAGACTGTGCGTGATGCTGAAGACAATTACGTCAACGGGACGGTCACTCTCTCGAAGCACGTCAATTGGTCGATGAACGACACGATTAGTCGTATCGACGCCTACCTCAACAGCAAGCACACCTCTGGCTCTGCCGATTCACTCGGGAGGGATAAGCCCTTTTTCAATATCGTCACCGCAGCCAGCAACATCTGGTATCGCGCCACAGACATCGACCGCAAAGACATCCGCTTTGTGCCGGACAGCTCATCCCATGTCGGTATGGCCTTCATTGCCACTGTCGTACTCAACAACTGGATGAAGGAGGCGCGGTTTGGCCAATTCCTCAATGAGTGGGGACGCACCCTCGCGCAGTACGGCTCTGCTCTCGTTAAGTTCGTCGAGAAGGACGGCTTGCTTGTTGCCTCAGTCATTCCGTGGAACCGCGCTATCGTTGATCCGATAGATTTCAACGCCATCCCAACAGTCGAGAAGCTGTACTACACCCCTGCCCAGCTTCGTAAGATGAAGGAGTACGACCAGGAAGTGGTGGAAGCGCTCATCAGCGCGCAGACCACCCGCAAGACGATGGACGGCAACCAGCAGGACAACCAGTCCAAGTTCATCGAGGTCTACGAGGTGCACGGCGAACTGCCACTAGCCGTTCTAGAGGAAGACCCTGAGCTCGCGCCGGACAACCTCTGGGAGACCTACCGTCAGCAGATGCACGTCATTTCATACACCAAGGGCGAGGGCGAGAAGTTCAACGACTTCTGCCTCTACAAGGGCAAGGAGGCTAAGCATCCCTACATGCTCACGCATCTCATCCCTATGGATGGGCGCACGCTTTCTATCGGAGCTGTTGAGCATTTGTTCGAAGCTCAGTGGATGGTCAATCACTCACAAAAGAACATCAAGGATACGCTTGACCTCGCATCCAAGCTCATCTTCCAGACCTCAGACGGAAACTACATTGGACGCAACGTGCTTTCCGCTTTGGAGACCGGCGACATCCTCATCCACAAGGTCAACGAGCCACTGACCCAAATAAACAACTCGAAGGCCGACATCACCGCGTTCCAGAACTTCGGCGCAGCATGGCAGTCTCTCGCAAACGAAATCACCTCCACACCAGATGCGATGAAAGGCAACACCATGCCTTCAGGCTCGCCCTACTCTCTCGCGGCGTACCTTGGCGCACAGGCAAACTCACTGTTTGAGTTGATGACTGAGAACAAGGGTCTCTATCTTGAAGACATGATGCGCGAGTTCATCATCCCGCATCTTGAAAAGTACATGGACACCACCGAGGAGATAGTAGCCATCCTCGACGACCAGGGTATTTCCGAACTAGACGCTATCTACGTCCCGAAAGAAGCAGCGCGACGCTACAACGAGCAGTTCAAGAAGGACTTGATGAGTGCTGTGAAGGAAGATGGGGCCATCCCAAGCCCGTATCAGCCAAACATCGCAGAGCAAGAGGTGCGAAACGAACTCTCGCCACTAGGCAACAAGCGCTTCTTCGCTACCGACATCGACGGACAGAGCTGGAAACAGGCTCTCAAGGGCTTCCGCAAGCGTGTGATTGTTGAAGTAACCAACGAACAGCAGGACAAACAGGCTGTACTCACCACGCTCTCTAGCGTTCTACAGACCATCGCGGGCAACCCAGCCATTCTCCAAGACCCGAACGCACGTATGCTCTTCTCACGCATACTTTCCGAGACCGGCGTTGTCTCTCCTCTCCAGCTTTCTTCATCAGTGAACGCTTCTGTACCCGCGCCGCCAGCCGGGGCAGAGCCATTAAACGATCTAACAACTCAAAATGAGTCAACCAGCAACGCTTAACGACTTGCTCAACTACAAGCCTGAGACCTACCTCTCGGAAGAGGATGTTGAGCTCTTGAGAAACACATTCGGCGGCAACAACCAGCTCGTAAATGTGCTTCGCAAGCTTCTCCTTCCCTCAATCGGAGACAGCGCACTTCCTGTAGAGGAAATGGGCACCGACATCTGGCTTACTATGGGCGCAAAAGGCCCGCAGGATTGGGGCGCAATGGACCCTGTACACGCACAGGCGCTCATCATCGCTCGCCAGGACGCTATCAAGTTCATCGCAGGCGGATTGGTAAAGCTTAAATTGCTTGCTAATCAGCCGAAGGACGAAAGCGCACTCAACCGCGCTGTACGCCGCGAGAAAGACAGCGCCAAGTAGGCACTGTGGACAACTTCGCGCGTGTTACACTTCACATTAACAGAGTAATCCATCTCTAAAAATGGAAATCCAAAACACGGACGCTCCTGAAGTCCTCGAAACACAGGAAACAGACGAGACAACTGTCTCACAGCCTGAAGAGAACGCAGAGGATCGCCTCGCACGTCTCGAACAGGAGAAAGCCGACCTCGAAAGCAAGAACAAACAGCTCTTCGAGCGCGCTAAGAAGGCTGAAGAAGCCAAAAAGACTGACACCGCTCCTTCACAAGACCTCGCTATCACTCCCAAGGACTATCTTGCGCTCACTGAGCACAAAGTATCCGCAGAGGACTTCGACGAAGTAGCCGAGTTCGCCCGCTTCAAGGGCATCTCGGTTGCTGAAGCGCTCAAGCAGCCCGTGATGAAGACTATTCTCACTGAAAAGGCAGAAGAGCGCCGCACCGCGCAGGCTACGGCCACTAAGAGCGGACGCGGCACTACTAAGCCAAACGATGACGACCTCATGCGTCGTGCATCGTCAGGCGAAAGCCTCGGAGAGGACAGCATCGCGGCACTCGCTAAAGCGCGCCACGCACGCAACTTCAAAAAGTAGCCGGCCTTGTGAGGGGATTATTCACCCCCTTACACATTCATGGCTAACACCCTTAGTACGCACACACTGCGCCAGAAGTACTTCCAGTCTTCTCTCGCAGAGCAGCTTCGCACCGCTCTCGTAGCGGAGAAGATCTGCCAGGTAGACCGCTCAGAGTTCAAGACTATTGAGCGTCCCTACATTACCAACCAGACCGCAGCAATGCAGGCCGTAGCCGGTACCTACTCGCCGTCCGCAATGACTACGACCGATGACACCCTCACCATCACTGATGAGGTTACCTTCGGTACTCATGTCTTCAAGTTCGAGATGCTCACTGCAAACTTCGACTTGATGGCAGATTTCCTCGACAGCATCGCTCGCTCGGTGCTCGATGGCGTAGACAAGTTCGTCCTCAACGCACTCACTGAGGACGCAACTGGTGCTTACACGACCCCGGCTGGCGGCTTCACTACTCCTGCAAACATCCCTGTCATCATGGCAAACCTTCTCTCGAAGGTTAAGGGCTATCGCGGAGTATCCGAGAGCTACTTCTTGGTTCTTGAGAACACCGACCTCGTCGGCCTCATCCAGACCCAGATTGGCTCCGGCTTCAACTACGCTGATGCGGCACTCCGCAACGGTATGATCGGTAACCTCATGGGCGTCGACATCTTCGTCGTCCGCTCTGGTACCTTCGTCACCGCTACCCTCGGTAGCCGTTCCGACATCGCCAACTCCGGTCACCGCGTATTCGGCGTAAAGAACGTAGCTACCTTCGGTTCTCCTCGTGGCATCAGCTACGAAGAGAAGGGCGTCTCAGGCAAGACCGGCAAGGAAATCGCAGCAACTGCGCTTGTCGGCTTCAAGCTCTGGGCACCGCACACTGACCTGGTTGTTGACATTACCCTCGCATAACCGTTTTTCGCTCTATGGCTAAGAACGACGTGAAAGAAGTAGAAGCAGTCGCACCTAAGAGCGCGCTTGCTGAAGAGTGGGAAAAGTTTCTCGCTCATTACAAGTCCAAGAACCCTGTAAAGCACGCTCACAAGCTCGCTCAGGGACAGTTCGACCAACCCTCCCCAGAGTTCGTCGAGCAGTTCCAGAACGGCACCTGGGCAGCAGCCAAGGCGAAACTTGGGATCAAGTAACGCCTCTATGGATTACAAGACAATCATCGCCGCAGTCGTAGCCTCAGTGCTCGTCGCACTTGGTGTCGCTGTGTACGAGAAGCAGGCATCCCTAGGCGCAGTCTCCGGCCCAGACGTGTACTCGTACCTCAACGTACACGGCGCTTTCTCTCAGGGAGGTGGTGTCACCACCGCGTCTCCTGTGAACGCGTCCTACACTCTGACCTTTGACGACATGGACCGCAGCAACGTCATCACGTTCGTTGCCTCGTCTACCATGCCGGCACTGACTGTGACGCTTCCAGCATCGACCTCAATGCCGTTGCCTCCGTACGCAGGAGCATCCCGCACTTGGATAATCGAGAACCCATTCACCGCAGCAGCAACGACCACCACGATTGCCGCAGGCACGGGTATCGACCTCCAGGAGCCAGATGGACAGAACGTAGTAGTTGGCATCAACAACTATGTTTGGGTCACCTGTTTCCGCGAACTCTCAACGAACATTGTGTGCGCGATCGACGAGACCATCCCTGCTGATTAATCAGCTCTCCAGCTTCGGCTGGGGTGTGGGCGGGAAATATCCTTCCTACACGAATAGCCGAAACTTACCCTCATGACTAAACCTAACTACGTTCTCACCGCGCTTGTCGCACTCGCAGCAGTGTCCCTTCTTGTGCTTGCGTTTGGCAACGCAACCAATCGTGTTCAGGGTGCTGTCTATGACGCAACGTATATCGGGAATGCGACGACCTCTGCTGCAATCTCGGTCACCGCTTCAACCCGCGTGCTTGCTTCGACTACCAACCCGACTGCAACGAGCTACACCCGCGCGTATGCAGTAATCTGCAATCCATCTGCAACCATCGTTGCCTTGAATCTCGACGGGGACAAAGCAGCAAACGCTCTCACTGGAAACGTAACTACGTTCATCGGCGCAGCAGCCGGCCACAGCGTTTGCTACGAAGTGAACAGCCGCAACCTCTACCAGGGATCGATCACCGCTTCTTCAACTGTTGGAGCAGTGACTGTCTACGTGAAGGATTACGTCCAATAGCCCATGTCCAAAGTCTTCAACGACACAACCAATCTCAAGGGCCTCGTACAGGAATACGAGCTTGAGATTAGTAATGAAGGCTTGGTCTCTGGAAACACCACCCGCCTGAAGCAGTTTGCGGCGGCAGTTAACTCCGCCCTCGACGACTTCACCGCGCTTGCCATCCAGTCCTCCGGGACCTGGCAGTGGGACGATAGTTCACACGCAGACTTCCCGATAATCACGACCAACCTCGTATCGGGACAACGGGACTACACCTTCACCACTGACGAGCAGGGAAACATCATCCTCGACATCTACAAGGTGCTGGTGGCTGACAGTTCTGGTGTGTTCCACGAAATTAAAGCCGTGGATGCTCAGTCACAAACCGACACAAACGGCTTCTGGGATGGACGCAACACTACGGGCCTTCCCACGCGCTACGACAAGACCGGGAACGGCATCTTCCTGGACGCAGTTCCAAACTACAACGCCACGAACGGTCTCAAGGTCTACATCAACCGCGAGGCAAGCTACTTCGCGCACACCGACACAACCAAGCGTCCGGGAGTGCCAGGTATCTTCCACCGCTACTTCGTGCTTCGCCCGGCAGAGGACTACGCACGCCGTAACAACCTCGCCAATTACCCCGCTATTCGTGCAGAGAGAATCGAAATGGAGCGCGAGATCGAGGAGTACTTCTCGATGCGCCCTAAGGACGAGGCCCGTCGAGCACGTCCTGCTTATCACGATAACCGCTAACCTATGGCTTCCTACGTTCCCAATTCATTCAAAGGCCGACTGATGGGAGACACCGCCCAAATCAGCACGGCGGTGAATCTTGCATCCGACGCTATTAAGTTGATGCTCCTCACTGCGTCCCACACACCAGACATCGACGCTGAGGTGTTTATCGATGATGTTTCAGCTAACGAGTGTCCAGCTTCCGGCACCTACTCTGCTGGAGGTGCGACACTCACCAAATCTTCCTCAACAGACGACACCAACGACAGAGGTGTGTTTGATGCAACGGACGTCAGCTTCACCGCAGCAACGCTCGCAGCGCGCTACGGAGTGGTCTACAAAGACACCGGCACGCCAAGCACCAGCCCTATCGTCTGTGTGTTGGACTTTGGCTCCACCATCACTTCAACGGGAGGCACTTGGTCTCTTCCATTCCACGCGAACGGCATCTTGAATCTCTCTTAAACCGCGCATGGCTGTCGCATACCAGACATCAACAACAAGAGCGTGGACTACGGGGACCATAACGCTCAACAAACCGTCAGGTACGACCACGGACGACTTGCTCATTGCGATTCTTGGACTCAACGATGCTACGACCAACGACATCAACTCTGCCCCTTCGGGTTGGACGCTGATTTACAACACGCCGGGAACAGACAACAACACTCGGCTCGTTAGTTATCGAAAGCGTGCGGGGGGTAGTGAACCAGCATCGTACGACTGGAGCGTGACGGGAGGAAATTGGGCGGGCATTATGATCCGTATCGACGGGCAGACGCTCGACAGCGCTGTAAATCCTATCAACGCAAGCGACGAAGGTATCTCAAACAACAACGCAACTGGCACTTACTCGTCAGGTATCACACCAGCTTTTGCTAACTCACTCCTCGTGATGGCAATTGTCTCTGTGACAAACAGCGCAACCGGGCACTCGGCTCAAGCGATTACTACGGACAACCCAACCTGGACAGAACGTGCAGAAGTGGGTCCAACCTCTAACGCCACCCTGTCTGTCTCCACTGCCCTTCGCTCTCAAACAACAGCCACTGGCAACTGGACCGCCACCGTAGGCGGCGGCGGGACTACTGATAGCGTCAGCCATCTCCTAGCAATCACTCCAAGCGTCTCGGCAACTGTCCCTGCTCCAGACCCCGTCACACTGGCTCTCTCTGTTCCGCCCGTAACACCAACAGGTGGTGCCACCGTCACCTCTCCAAACCCAATACTTCTATCGCTCTCGCTACCGACTGTAACGCCGACTGCCGATGCGCCTAAGTGGGTTAACACCGACAAATCCACTCCCGGAGCCGTAGCTAACACCGACAAATCATGAAACCAGACGAACTAAAAAAGCTCGACGAGGTCTACTCATTCATGCAGGCGATGCGCCGCTTCGACAAAATCCCGCTCGACGTGAAGCTCGCACTTTCCCGCAAGCTCGGAGTTGACGAGACTCGCCTCGCTACAAGCTCAAAAGGAGCCACGACCGAGAACCAAACAGTGAATGAAAGTGGTGCCGCTTCGTACACGGTTATGAAAAACCCGGATGGCTTTCTTCAGGTACGAATAAACGGCACCGTCCACTATATCCCTTACTTCACATGATACGTATACCCGGAGACAACAGGTGGTTTCAGGACAACAGCAGCAACAAACTCGGGACCGTTGCTGAGTCTTTCAACATTGACCCGGAAAGCAACGATGGCGTTATCCGTCTCACACGCACGAAACGCGTTGCTTACACCGGAAGTCCCACAGGATTTGGAGAAATCGCGGCACTCGAAGTCTTTGACCAAGAGCTATACGTTGCTTCCGAAAATGCGTCAGGCGACGATATTTGGGTTGGAGGCAACTCTCCGTTTGATGGCCTCACCAACGACGCAACATCTGTTGAAATCATTCCAACCAATACCGACTTTAAGTCCTGGAACTCAGGTCTGTACATCGCAACTGGCGAGGAAATCCGCTACTCAACTGACGGAGCAACCTGGACCGAGATAGGTTCCGACGTTCTATCAGCAGGCGACAACCACCTGCTCGAAGCAATGAACGCTGTTCTGTACGTCACTGACGAAGCATACAAAGTCAAAAGCGTTACAAGCTCCAACACTTTTCAGGGCTCTGGCTCACAGACGCTAAACCTGAATCTACCAGGCTACGTCATAACAATGCTCTGTCGCGGTCTCGACTCTCTATGGGTTGGCCTTTCAAACATCAGCGGTGGCTCCTCTACCTACGTGTTTGAGTGGGACGGACAAACCGCTAACACCGCAACGGCCAGATACGAAATTGATGCTCCCGGCATTATGTCTGGCTGCGTTAAAGACGGCGTTCCATATCTCGTCGACTCGCGCGGACGCCTCATGGTCATGGCCGGAGGTGTATTCGTTGAAGTGGCACGCTTCCCACTCAACGGGCGCTCATTCAGCGGATTTGCAAACTCCGGGCACAACGACAGGGCAATTCATCCTCGTGGAATGACAGCAGACGCTGACGAAGTACTCATCAATGTAGCGAACCGCACTGATGCTATCACGGACAACGACTACAACGAGTTTCCTTCGGGGGTTTGGGCATACTCGGACAAACATGGCCTGTATCACAAATACTCAGCTTCCTATCAGTCTGTAGCGGACACTGGCACAACCAACATGAAGGACTACGGGCAGGTGCGTGCTTTTTCTGCTGGACCAATCATTGTGATGGAATCCAGTGCGATAGGCGGAGACCCTACACCAAACAACGGCGGCCGTGTTGTTTTTGCGCTTGAGTACTTCACCGACGCCGACGACACCTCCAGCGACACTCAGTGGGGTTTGTTTGCAGATGATACGAACGACAACACACAAAAAGCCGGCACTCTCACCTTCCCGCGCATCATGTCATCCAACTTCCGCGACACCTGGGAGAAGATTTACACAGCCGTCTCCGACCTCGTAACCACGGGGGACTTGGTAGAGGTAAAGTATCGAACCAAGGACGTTGCCCCTGTGTACGCAGACATCACCTGGACGGGCGCTGACCGCTTCTCGACCAACACCGAGCTCACTGCATTCGGACAGGGAGACGAAGTGACCATCGTACAGGGCAAGGGCGCAGGTGCGGTTATTCACGCAGCAGAACTCACCTCTGGCTCTGGTTCGGAAGTCATTCTCGACCGCGCACCGCAAGGCATCGTCGTGGGAGAAACGGCTGTCGTGAAGCTCGAAAACTACAAGAA